GGCCAGTGTGGATAATGCCAATTGGTGCCCGAGAAGAATCACAGCGAGATATAGCTGGCGATGTTGCCAACATGGCGCAAGATAGAGGATACTGTGTATCAGCAAGAGTACACTGTTACTTGTGGGGAAATGAAATAGGAGTATAAATTATGGTATTGAAATCTACAAAGTCGTATTACCACTTGCCTGTTGCGCACATGCAGTGGTTTGATACAGACGAAACAGGAGAGCCGTGCACGGGTCCATGTTCTAAGTGGCACGGGTACGATCGATCTGTTCATTTCGAATTTGCAGGTCAAGCTGATGAGCATGGATGGATCGTAGGCTTTGGCGATCTAAAACCCATTAAAGAGTTTCTTGAGTACTACTTTGATCACACAGCCTTGATTGGTGCAGACGATCCTCGTATGGTGTATGCACGTACCGCTGACAATGCTGGCATTGTAGACTTACGTATAATGCCTTATGGTGTATCAATGGAGATGAGTTCAATCTTCATATGGGAGCAAGTGAATCCTTTCATCTATGCAATGACGGATGGACGTGCATGCATAACGCGAGTTGAGTGTCGAGAGCATGAGAAGAACTCTGCCTTTATTGAGATTGACATCAAGAAGGCACTCAAGCAAGGAAAGAATGCAGAATCATATATGACTATGCAGAAAGAATGGAAGTTTGTAAAACCTAGCAACATATTGTCGAAATATTAGCAACATATGTCCATCCAAGATCCCAAATTTTATATATACCTGTGTTGACGGGAGATCCCCGTCGACATAACTCAAAACTAAATCCCACAAGGAGAAAAAAAATGTTTCCGGTTAGAAACACCGCAGTCGCTTGGCAAAATTTTGCTGGCAATATGTTCATGTTATTTGGTATACCAATGTTCATGTACTATACGATTGTAACCAATATGACGGTCTAGGCTGTTGACTTTATGACATGATTTTCATATAATGTCTATACTATTTGATAATATTTTTTATGTGAGGCGAGAATGAGAAAGAAAGGAAAGAATGTAGCGTATAATGATTACTCTGATAAGATGCCAGATTTGGTATTTGAGTATGATGAAGACTTCTATACTGATGATCTACCCGATCCACAAGTATATCCGGTTCTGGTAGGAGCAAGAGTACCATTGAGGAAAGTTGGAATAGCTCCAGTAGATTTACCTATTGAAGTTCAACGACGAGATGGTGGCTCCCAGACCTTACAAGCAGAAGCTTCGCTCTACTGCTCCCTTGATGATCCCAATGCTAAGGGATTGAATCTCTCTCGCCTCTATTTGTTGATGCATGAGAAGATTAAAGACAAACTTACAATCCATGGTATTAAGGATTCGCTCAAGGAACTTGCTGAGAAGCAAGGATCTAAAGATGCGTACTGTAAGCTCCGATTCAAATATCCCTGGCATCAAGATGCTCTACGGTCTCGTAAAGATAACAGCGATGAGAAACTGAATGGTCACATTGCTTATAAGACAGAGATCGAAGGACAGTACAGGGATGGCGATTATAAGTTCTATTTGACGGTAGACTACGTTTACTCGTCCACATGCCCGTGCTCCTTTGAGTTAGCCCATGATGCACGTACTAAACGTGATGCTGCAGCTAACGCTCATTCGCAACGATCTATTATGAAAGTTAAAGTAGAGTTCTCTCCATCCAATGTAGTGTGGATCGAAGATCTCGTTGAGCTTTGTCGTGAAGTTATTCCTACTGAAGTTCAGATTGTAGTGAAGAGACGTGATGAGCAAGCCTTTGCTGAACTCAATGGATCTAATCTACTATTCTCGGAAGACACCTGTCGTCTGATGTATGAAGCATTGGATAAGTGGTACGACGATGAGAAAGTGTTCGACTTCTCTATTGCTGTATCTCACGAAGAGAGTCTACATCCTTGGAATGCTATAGCAGTTACATCTAAATTTGACGATGGATCATCACTATCATGAGTGAAAGACTTACACGTAAATGGACAAAAACACTCGAGGAGGCCTTTGGAGCAAGTGGAGCCAAGGGCCTAGCAGGCGAGCTGTATATGATGCAAGTGTTTGAAAAGTGGGGATGGGAAGCTACGCATCACGAGTCCGATAAGAAGATGCAAAAGAAGGGAATCGATGTGACCTTCAAAAAGCCTTCGTGGTTCAATTCCTACACTGGTGATGTAAAGAATAACATGAGACTGGATGGATTGTTCTACGTTCACAGAGAATGGTTAGATAAGATTGAATGCGATCGTGTCTTCCATGTTAATCCAGACAAAGGAATGGTCGCCTGGTACGGAGTGGATGATATGCGAAAGTATTACAAGACCAAACAAAAATGGATTGAAATTGATATCAAGAATCAACCAGGGTTTGTGAAGAGGGCCACAGTAAATGTCTAAAAGTATTTGGGTTACGTTTCAAAAAGAAGGTATTCATTGCTATCCGGAAGCCCCAGAGGGAGTAGAGTTTCTTGCTCATCCGCATCGTCATATCTTTCACTTCAGAGTTGATATCCAAGTCTTTCACGATGACAGAGAGATTGAATTTATTCTCTTTAAACGCGAGCTAGAAAACTTGTACACTGAAGGCACGCTGCAGCTAGATTATAGGTCCTGTGAAATGATGGCTGATGATCTAGCAGATTACATTTTAGATAAATACCCTGACAGAGAGCTGACGATATCAGTTAGCGAAGACAATGAAAATGGAGCCATCTGCAGGTACTAATATGAAAAAATATGCTGATTTTATTAATGAAGAAATGGGCAAGCCTAAAGTAACTTACGATAAGGCTCGTAAATGGGTTTTCAATAGAATTGAAAAGACCGATCACACCCATGATAAAATTAAAAAAGATTATCATAAAGAGTTTGGAAAGCACAATGCCCATCATTTTGACAGAGCTGTGTCAGAATATATGGACTAAATGAAAAATTATATTATGTTGAGATTTATATTATGTCTATTGACTTTTGTCATATTGTTCCAACGCCACATCTAGAAAATTTTGTTGAAGGTAGAAGTACGCATCTTGCTTTAGCTCATTTGATTGAGACGGATAGTGAGTATGCGTCCTTTTATCGCAGCCAAGTTAATTCCACCATCATACTAGACAACTCTGCATTCGAAATGTATAAGCAGGGTCGACCTATGTACCCCTCAGACAAACTTGTTGAAATGGGCCATCGAATTGGTGCCAGATATATCGTTATGTCTGATTATCCTAACCAGAAAGGTCAAGACACCATCGATGCTGCAATAGCACTCGCGCCTGTCCTGCGGGACAATGGATTCAGAACATTCTTTGTACCTCAATCAGAGATAGGTGATAAGGAGGACTACATTCAGACATTTAGATGGGCAGCACAAAGTGAGCATGTAGACTACATTGGCATCTCTATTCTTGGAGTACCTAATGCTTATGGCGTAGAGAAGAATAATAAGCTACAGCGTTTCCTGAGTCGTTGGAAGATGATGAGAGAGCTTCATGATCGTGGTCTTCTCGAGCTGGCTCAATATCATGGCAAAAAGATACATTTCCTTGGCATGGTGGATGGTCCTAACGAAATAACTCTAATGTCAGATCTTGCACGATACATTGATACGTGGGACAGTTCGGCTGCTGTGTGGGCCGGATTGAATAATATCTCTTTTGATGATTCACCGACAGGTCTTGTAGATGGAAAGTTTGAAGTAGAGGTTGATTTCGACTTCGAAACAGGTGATAATGAATTGTTCGAAATTGCTATGAAAAATATGAATTATATTGATGGGTTGTGCAGGAGCAGCATTAATGAGTATCAAGTATAGGTTTAACGAGGATCAAATTATTAAGGAGGCTCTACAATACGTCGAGTCGACTTACGCTGGTCATTACGTTGGCAACAGAGCTGGTGAGAAGAAAGAAGAGATTCAAACTATAGACGTGTGGCGTACGCTGGGTATTGAAGCGGAGTCATGTCAGAGTAATATTTTGAAATATATTATGCGCTACGGAAAGAAGGACGGTTTCAATAAGAAGGACCTGTTGAAGGTAATTCACTATACAGTTCTTCTGTGGCATTTTACACAGGATGAAGAGAAATGAAACATATACTTGGACCTACTTCGCGGTCTACGTTAACCAATGTTCAGGAAGGTGACAGTCAACCTAATGCAGTGGACCTACGAGTAGACAAAATATTCTACATTGGTGCCAATGAATTTGAAATATCGAACGAACATAAGAAGCATCGCAGTTCAGGCGTAGCTGTGTATTGTGATAAAGATGATTACTACACATTGCCGATCGGCGATTATGAAGTTGTGATGGAGAATATCATTAACGTTGGAGAAGGTGAAGCTGGATGGGTGATCACTCGATCTACGCTTAACCGCAATGGTGTGTTTCTAACATCTGGTCTGTACGACTCTGGTTACAATGGTGTTATGGCTGGCGTACTGCATGTTGGATGTGGAACAGCAAGAATTAAGAAAGGCACGCGAATCGGTCAGTATTTGAGTTTCAACGCCGAGTCGTTAAGCTCGTATGATGGTGATTATGGTATTAATAAAGAGCATGATGCAAAATACAAAGGTGAAAAATAATGTCTGTAGAAATTAAGATTGACTCAAGCGAGTTGAAGAAAAGAAAGATTATGATTGCAACGCCAATGTATGGCGGACAATGTGCAGGAATCTATACTAAGTCGAGTACAGACTTAGCAGCTGCAGCATTAAAGTATGGAGTTGAATGTCGCTTCTTTTTTCTATTCAACGAATCGTTGATTACACGAGCTCGTAACTACTTAGTAGATGAGTTCATGCGTTCGGATTGTACTCACTTAATGTTTATCGACAGCGATATTGGATTTGATCCTACTGACGTCCTAGCCCTCGCAGCTATTGCAGAACCTGGTTCAGACAAAGAGATTGTATGCGGTCCTTATCCTAAAAAGGCCATTGCTTGGGAAAAGATCAAGCGAGCTGTTGACAAAGGGTTTGCTGATGACGATCCTGGTGTACTTGAAAAGTATGTTGGCGACTATGTATTCAATCCAGCAAGTGGAGCTAAAGAAATTCGCCTTGATGAAACTGTTGAAGTATTGGAAGGCGGGACTGGTTTTATGATGATTCAGCGTAGTGCTTTTGAGAAGTACGCTGCAGCTTATCCAGAGTTTAGCTATAAGCCTGATCATGTACGTACGAAGCATTTTGATGGTACCCGGGAGATTATGGCTTACTTTGATTGTATTATTGATCCAGAATCCAAGCGTTACTTGTCTGAGGATTATATGTTCTGTCAGTGGTCTCGTAAGGCAGGTGTCAAGGTCTGGATGTGTCCATGGATGAAACTAACTCATATGGGTTCTTATATGTTTGGTGGTAGCTTAATGGACCTTGCACAAGTTGGAGCAAGTGCAACTGTTGGTAGTGATTTCAAAGGCAAAAGTAAAAAGTAAAGAGAATATTATATTATGAAACTGACAAATGATGCATATCAAATAATGAAGAACCTTTCGACAATTAACTTGTCGTTATATGTCTTCCCGGGAAACAAGCTGAAGACTGTCTCAGAGAATAAGACAGTCA